GAATCCAGCACTACAAGACCAAACACGCACTGTGTTTGTGACACGACCAAATGGTGAACCACAATGGTTCGGTCTACCCGAACTATACGATGGGAGTTTGTGATACTCAAGTGCATCCCCGCACAACTGAGAAGGGTTTTGGTGAAGTAATGAATGGGTGGGAGAATGGTAGGGGGCTATCGTTCAACCGGCAAAAGATTTTCCGAACACTTGCTACAAGGGGTACTGGTTTCGTTGACCTCTTCCTATTCCCCCTTCTCACTAAGGTGATATTATGACAAAGATTACTGTTGAAAGAAAAGACCTGTTGGATTTCCTTACCTCGTTTGGTAAGGGTGTCACTGATGCTCGTATGAGTTGCAGTGGTAACCGACTTACCATTGAGGTAGGGTTTGCTAACTACTACTTGCGTAAGCAAATGACAGGTGCTACAGTGGATGAAGAAGGATTCATTCACATCGCTTTGCTTGAGAAGGCTATTGCATATCTCAAAGCAAGCAAGCAAGACAAGGTGAGCCTTAGACAGGCGGCTGAAACTAAACCATTGCACATTGAAGCAGGTGGGAACAAGTTGCAGTTACCAAGCACCGATGATATTCTTTCAGCGGCGAAGACCGTTGTAGTACGCAAGTTACTTGAGAACTCATCATCAAGTGGATGGTCTTCATTCGCAGGTGATGAGTTGAATGTGCATGGTGATGTGATGACAAAAGATTTGATTTCCCTTGCAGGTATGAAAGGTGTGCTTGCTAAAGATTCACAGTTTAAATTACGAGCACATTGTGGTGAGGGTGAATTTGGTATCGTGGCTGGTAAAGCGGCTACAGGTAGACTCTTCACTACACTACCGTTCATGGACAACGATGGGCCGAGTGCTACTATTTCGACTCACTTCGGTGATTGGCTCCCTGTATGTTTGCAGTACCTCGACATGGGTAAGGCTCGTGTACACATGGGTGATGAATCACTTGTTATCTTTGAACAACAGAATACTTTACTGATGATTGTAAACGAGAGTGATGTTTGATGATTATCGAATACACCTCGGATGACCCTTACGACCCACCCACAATTTATGTGCGTACTCGTGGGGCTGACGGGGTGTTGAAGGAGCGTTACATCTCCCATGATGATGATGATTTCGTATATCCTTTTTGCTGGTTAAGACAAGAGGCACCTTCCTTTGTACTAAGACGACTAAAGAACATGCACGCCCGTGTTACAGAAGAGGTTTCAGTTTCACTCAGTGGGGGTAAGTTGTGGAAGGTAGAAGTCAATCATCCAAATGTCTTGTGGGAAATTAAGGATGCTGTAGGCAAGTGGACTTGCGAGGCTGACTTAAATTACCTTGACCAAATTCTTCTCACGAATTACCCGGACAAGATACCGGAGTTCCATCCTCGTAAATGGTATTACGATTTAGAATGGCAAACTGATGGTGATGGAGAAATTACTGTCATGGCTGTAGCAGACTCACACGCCGAACACAATGTAGTGTTCGCATGGAGCGAGGTTTCTATTCGTGATACGATTACAAAGACTGAGTGGATTGATAGGTATGATGGATATGAACTACGCACCTATCCAAACGAAGATGCAATGCTTACAGGATTCTTGGAACACTTGAGAGAGTGTGACCCGGACATGCTTATCGCTCACGCTGGTGGTTGGGCCGACTTGCCTAAACTACACACAAGGCTCGGTGCGCTCCGACATGACATGTCGCCTCTTGGTATCTTCCTCCCACCTAAGAAAGACGGTTCGGGTTTCAAGACTACGGCACAACCAATCAAGGGTCGCCTTGTCTTTGACACTGCGGCCATGGCCGAAGAAGGTAGTGGGTTTGAAGGCGTGTGGCAGAAGAGTGGGCGTGGTAAGGCACAGCAACGAAAGTTGAATTGGTTCGCTACCGAACTTGGGCTTGGTCACAAACTTACAGACGACATTGAGGGTATGACGGTCTTCAATGGTTGGAAAGAATACTACGATGATTTCGTTGATTACTGTTTAGTCGATACAACTCTCCTTCGTGATATTGATGAGAAGTTACACTGTACTGATTTCCACCTTGCACTACAACAAGTCGCTGGTGTACAGTTCGGTAGCACACACAATGTGAGTCGATACTTCCGTGGTTTAATTGGTCGTAAAACAAACATGAAAGCACCTACTTCTTGGGTTGAGGAAAGGGCACCGCTACAAGCGGCTTGGGTGATGAACACCGTACCGGGGCGACATGAGAATGTTGCATTGGTTGACTTTGCTTCGCTATACCCAAACATCATTCTCTCGGCTAACCTATGCCATACTACACTCACAGACAAACCCGGACCCAACACTCTCACACTCAACATCCCACCGAAGATGGACGATGATGGTTCATACATCCCCGGTACAGGTGGTACATTCCATTGGCTACAGGACAAGGAAGGTATTCTTCCGAAGGTGGTCAAAGATATGCTTGCACTTCGTAAGCACTACAAGGGTCTTATGAAGGCCGCTACAGACCCGGACGAACAGTTGGGATATGACATGCTACAGATGGCTGTGAAGGTTGCTGTGAACGCCATATACGGTATGCTCGGAAGTAAGAAGATTCGTGGGCAATGGAGCAGTTATGAAATCGCTCAGTCGATTACCTATCTTGGTCGTGAGTCAATCAGTATGCTGGTAGATAAGAGTGAAGATATGGGGTACCGTGGGCTTGCAGGACACACTGACTCTTGTTACATTCAAGTACCGTTTGATGAAGCAGAAGTGGTGGCGAATGAATTGACTCGCATCGCTCAAGAAGAAATGAATCTTAAGTATCTCGATGTGGAACTTGAAGCGTTCTTCCCATATTGGTTTACAGCGAAGGTGAAGAACATGAACTTCGGTGTGAAGTCTTTCCCGCCCAACGAAGCAGGGAAGATGAAAGTTACAGGCTTCTCAATCAAAGCATCGAGCGCACCTGTGATGACAAAAGAAATACTGGGTAAAGTATTCACCTTGATTTCCACTGGAAAGTCGGAGGAAGATATTTTCAATGAGGTACGACCACTCATCCGTTCGGCATACAATGGTGAACTCTCGGTCACAGAAGCATCCTCCTATGGTGGTATCAAGAAGAACATCGAAGACTACCATCCAAGTCACACTCCAAACGCTATCAAAGCGGCAAAGTATTCAAACGAATACATAGGCACACAGTACAGGAAAAGCGACAGTGCACAATGGGTGTTTGTCGATGAAGTACCGGAAGGTCAACCCTACTGTAATGTGGTGGCCTTTGAGCATGAAGAACAGTTGCAAGGCTACGGAGTAGATTGGACAACAACTGTTGACAGATGGATTCATCGTAAATTAAAATCAGTGTACGAAGCACTTGAATGGGATTTAGATGGACTCACGGCACGACGGGTGCCAAGAAAATTATGGTGAATAAAATGAAGTGCATAAAACCAATGATACACAGACCGGAGTTTCAAAGCAAGCATCACTGTAAGTTATGTGAAGCAGAACGAATCATCAAGGAAATTACAGGTGAGGAAGAATGAGCAGAATCGAAGACGAAGTATGCAAGAAGATTGCACAGCGAGCAGAAGTAGGCAAGAGCAAGTACGGGGTCACTATGGAAACCGCACCACTCTCCCGCCTTGAATGGCTTATCCACGCACAGGAAGAAGCGATGGACTTGGCTGTGTACTTGCAGAAGTTGATTGAGATGGAGATGGAAGAATGAGGTTCCTTGTCAACGGTCCCGAAGTCCGTCCCGATATACAGGACTACCTCGATGCTACAGGCAACGAGAAAGAAGTAGAGTCATACAGACGAAGTGTGTACAATTGGAACCCAATCACCACACCCGACAATATCTTGCGCCTCACCAAGTCAAGCCTTGGTACCTTTGGATGGTGCAGAAGACAATACTTCCATGAAAAGTTTGATGGGTTGAGAGGCGAAGAGAATGCCGACCACATCCGAGGTAAGAATGTCCACGATATGGTTGAATGGTTTTGGAACAACTTCACAGAAGAACAAGAACAGCAAGCAATTCATTTACTGGTGAAAGGAAAAATGGATGAGGCTCGACAATTATTTTTTGACGCAGTACCACAACCGCCTTCGCCGTACATGTACGGTGAGGAAGAGCAAATCCATCAGTGGTTAGAATGGCAGTTACGCCGATTAGAATATACTGGTGGGGATGAGTGGCGACCAGCAGGGGTCGAGGCTAACATCCACGCTACCCGGTTCGTTGAGGTAGATGGTGAAGCAATCCCTATCCACATGAGAGGGTTCATCGACTCTTTGTTCCGAGATGGTGAAGGCTACGCTCTTATGGAATTGAAGACTGGTAAGTACAAGAAGCGAGGTAAAGTACCCTCCATGCGTGCTGAGATGCAATTTTACAAGATGATGCTTGAACACAGCCCACACGCTGAGTTCCTTCCTATCACCCATTGGGGATGGGAGTTTCCGGGTGGAGGTATCAAAGACGGTGAGGGGGCAACCATACACTACGAGCCTACTACAGCGGCAAAGAGAATTGAAACCACTGTAGAAAACAAAATCAAGAAACTCATCAAAGCCCATATTGAAATGGACTTCCCTACAGACCCGTGGTTGGGTAAGCCGCCAAAGGGTATGCCCCTTGAAGAACTGCGTGACAGTGGAAAAATGAAATGCCACTGGTGCTCACATGTTGATGCGTGTGAATTTTGGTCGCTTACAGACAGTGCACTCGACAAAATGTTGGAGGAATTAAAATGAGAAGTACAATAAAATTGATAGAAATAATGTTGAAAGAAAAAATAGGAAAGGCGAACTTTACGGTTAGGCTACACTCATCAAAGAGTGGCAACTTACCCGGTAGGAAGTTGTTCACTCGTTCGGTGTACAGACAGACTTCGTTAAGAGAATTTATGGATGATGGTATTGGTAGCGTTGCGCCACTACTATTACCTCAAGACATTGTGTACACTGTGTCTGCTCGATATATGAAGGAAGACAAAGTAGAAGAATTACTTTATACACTTGTTAAAGATTTGAACATGTTCTTGTATTCTCAAAGGTGATTTCATGCCATTCATTCCAATTGATTATCCTCGTGAGGTGCTTGAACTTTCAAGCAACGGGGAGAAAGGTTGGCGGCGTATGGTAAAAAACGCTGATGAATTAGAATCATATTGGCGTGGTAAAAATGGCAGTGGTAATGTGTATTTCACAGCCTACGGCTACACTGATACTCAAGCACCGAAGCACCATCGTGTTGATTACAACACTCCGTTGATACATCACTTTGTGATGGACTTCGATTGTAAAGACTTCAACAATCGTGGTGCTGATGTGCCGTTCGATGTGCCCCAAGAAGAAGTACAAAGACTCCACAAATACTTGATGGGTAAGAACTTGTTACACTATGTGTGGTTTAGCGGTGGTGGGTACCATGTATGGATACCACTTTCCGAAACTCTCAACCCCGAAAGTGGAAGTGAAGTATCTCGAATCAAACAATCGGGAAGGGTGCTGATTAAAACATGGGAGAAAGAAATAGGTCCACTCAATTGTAATGACCCCACTGTGATGTTTGACACATCGGGTATGATACGCATACCTAACTCATATAATGCAAAGAGAGGTGCATGGTCTGTACCTCTAACCAGCGAGCAAATAATGACACTCGGCCATGAAGACTTGATGGATTTAGGCATGGATTCACATACAGGTTACATTCCCCACGGTGAAAATAAATTACTCATGAAAATAATTGAGAATAAGTTTTCTCAAAACTTCAATCAAAAACCCGTTGACTTACCTACGGTATCATTAAACGATATACATATTCTCCCTTGCTTGTCCCAAGCCGCAATGGGAGGTGGTAACCCACCTCACAGGGCAAGGTATCACTTTGCCTCATACTTGGCAGATAGATTCCGTATGTTCTATCCAGCGTGGCGTGTAGACAACAAGGAGAAAGAGAAGCATGTACAAAGCATTGTGAGTATTTGCCAATCACAGGAATGGGTAGACTACCGTTATGAAAAAACGGAAGAGCAAGTACGCAGTATTGTGATGACAGGTTATTCTCATGCCACATGCTCAACGCTTTACATGGAAGGATTCTGTATGGGTAAGTGTAAGTATTACGATGGAACAGGTGTTGATGTTTAATGCACTGGTTAAGATGTATATTTTGTAATGCAAGACCGTCGAGTAGTAAGAGGATGAATGATAAACCGGCTGATTACAAATTTATTTGTCACACCTGTAGGAAGGAAGAAGCACCCGATGAACACAGGTGCAATTACATCAACAAGAAGAATAAGCGATGTGGACATTGGAAGGGATACAAGAGCGAAAGGTGTGGCTTTCATAATAGAGAGGAATTTAAATGAAACCACAACTTATCATTGACAGCAACGAGCGTGGCTTGCTTTGCGAATCTATAGAACGCAAGGCTAAGAAGGCGGGACTTGTAGTAGCACGCAAACCTTTGGTTGTTGGTGACTACCTTCTTGGCGGAGCGTGCGTTGAAGCAAAGAGCGTAGGCGACCTATTCCAATCAAGTCACAGTGGACACTTGTGGCGACAACTCGATAACATGGATGCGAATTATGAGCGTTTCTTTATCGTTGTACATGGTACGGTTGAGAAGTATCTTGCGATGGCACGCAACAACGGTCGAGCCAAACTCACATATTCTAAGGTGCAGAATGAACTGATTGGTACAATCGCTCGCCTCATGTCCGACTTTGATTGTCAAGTGTTTTACTGTAACAATGTAAGTGAAGCCGCATCCTTCGTCGTTCGATTGCATGGTAAGTTGCACAAACCTGCCAGTAAGCACGGTGCACATTCAATTCGTCGTGTCGCATCCAATGACCTACGCCTTGATATGATAATGACCGTTCCCGGTATAGGTCAAGAAACCGCTGAAAAATTACTGGATAAGTGTGGTAGCATAGAAGAAATGTGTTTCCCCGAATCAATCAAGAAGGTCAAAGGACTTGGTGATGTAAGAAGAAAGATGCTTGTTGATATACTCACAAGCGAAGAACCTGTGCGGCAAGAGCGTAAAGTCCGTCGATAGAGTATATAAACCAATTAAGATGAAAGGAGTTGATATAGATGAAAGAATATACTGCTGTCCAAAAATTTCCAATCTTGAAAGCATACCTTGAACACTTTTCATTAACCTCAATGAAGAATGAAATGCCCGCTTTACTTTCCTTCTTTTTTATTCAAGGACAAACCACCCTTCCTTATGTCCGTCTTCCTACAGGCGACTCACATCTTGACTTGAGAGTGCATGTGTTTTGGATTCAACCATCTCGTACTGGTAAATCAATTGCTTGGAACTTCATTAGTGACATTATGGAAAAGGCAGAAATTCCGTTTGAACTATTCGCATCGGGTACTGATGCAGGGATGATTGGTTCTACGAATGCTATATTGGATGATAACAATAAACCAACAGGAGAGTATGAAACAGTGGAAGGTCTTCTTGCTGGTCGTAAAGCAATCAATTTTGATGAAGGTTCTATCTTACTCACTCCAAATAAACACAATCAAGAAACAGTGTTGTATCTACAAACAGCCTGTAACCCTGTTGGGAGTGGAAACAACACTCTCGTGAAACACATGAAAGGGAACAAAATTGAGTGCCCCTCACTTGTGTCATTATGGATTACCACATACCCACCAAAAGGAGTCAAAGACTATGTGTTGACGAAAGGTATCTTTCAGCGTGTCTTGTTGTACTACAAGCATTGGGACATGGACGACAGGCAAGAAGTGAGTAATCGTAGACTTGATACTTTCATGAAGAAACCTGTTAAGAAAGACATAACTAAAGATGACCTTTACGACTACTTTAAGAATACAGAAAAGCGTATTCGTGACCGCTTGCTTAACATGGCTGAGGTAAGTTTTACTTCATGGGAAGAAAGCAGTAATGAAGAGAAGGAAGAGATTGTTCAAGAATATATGTGGAAAATGTTTACTCCTTCATTGAATTACTCAAATGCTTTGCTTGATGCATCCGACGAGATATATGAAATGCTTAACAAAATGAGTCCCTCTATGAGTGAAATTGTAGCATCTTTTACTCCTGCTGTTGAAAATTACTTAGGTATCTTTGCAATACACATGGCGATACTTGATGAGTCATGGGAAGTTAATGAGAATCATATTGACATGGCATTTGATATCCTTAAAGATTTATTCGCTAATCTCATTGCGTGGCTCGAAGACTCGGTTGAAGTGGGTAGTAACAAACAAAAGCAAATCAAAGCCCAAGAAGCAATGGTAACATGTTATCATGAACTCACCGGACGAGAGATTGATTCACATGGTGATGGTTGGAGATTGAAGAATATCTTCATTGGCACTTACATGGACAGGACAAAGGTATCGAAGAGTACAGCCGACAGACATTTCAAGGACTACGGTGCCTCCCTATTCAAGAGCCGCAAGAGCGGTGGTCGGGTTTACATCCGAAAGATTGGTGATACACAATGAGCGACATAATGGCACTTGACATTGAAACAGCAAATTTCTCACATGAGATAGGAGGGTGGAAGAACACTCACTTGTTTGAGCCATCAGTAGTGGCCACATGGGATGGAAGTGATGGTACGATATACTGTAACAAGGGACTCAATAACGATAACACAGTAAAAGCATTGCACCCAAAGACATTGGGTGATGACTTGGCTGACCATGTGGAGAAGGGTGGAAAGATACTTGGACATAATATCAAAGGATTTGACCTACCTGTACTGCGTGATGCTCTTGATTGCTGGACAGCCAGCGACTTGATGAAATCCGATTCGGTAATTGACACACGACACATGGTGAGCAAGGCGGCTTTGTCCGTTGCAAAGGTAGACACATCGCTTGGAATGCTCACTAAACATTCTCTTGGTGCCGCTAAACTTATGAACAGTGCTGATGCCCCTATCGCTTGGAGAGAAGGCAAGTATGACGAGGTTGCAAAGTATTGCTTAAGCGATGCTAAACTGACTTATGACTTGTATCAATTTGGAAAAAGCGAAGGTTACATTTCCTCACGAAGCCTCGAAACAGGAGAGGTCGTGGAGATAGAAGTTGAATGGTGAAGATACATGAACAAAAAAGAAGCAGGAAAATCGGAGAAGGCACAAGTACACAACATCCGAGCGGCCAAGACTGTTGCAGAAACAGTCAAGAGCACACTCGGACCTATGGGTATGGATAAGATGATGGTCGATGGTGGCGGTAATGTCATCGTCACCAATGATGGAGCAACCATCCTACGAGAGTTGGATGTATCACACCCCGGTGGGAAGATGATTGCAGAAGTCGCTCGTACTCAAGAGGCGTTGTGTTATGACGGAACTACAAGCACAGTCGTATTGGCTGGTCAATTGCTTGGCAACAGCGAGATGTTGTTTGAGAAGGGTTTGCACCCGAATGTGATTTGTCGTGGTTATCACGAGGCATCACAGATGGCTGTCAAGTTCCTTGAGAACGAGGTGGCTATGGAAAGCGACGACCGTAGCGCACTCATCAATGTGGCTAAGACAGCAATCACAGGTAAGACCCTTGAAAGTGCGTTGGACGCTGTATCGGAACTGTGTGTGAGCGCAGTGGAGAAGGCTGGCGATGCTGAAAGTGTCAAGGTGGTTTCTTTCCCCGGTGGCTCGCTTGAGGATTCGTACTTGTACGAAGGTGTGATTGTCAACAAGGACTTTGTGCTTGAAGGTGAAAGCACATACGGAAGAATGGTACTTATCAACAACGGTCTTGAAACAGAAAAGGCCGAAGACCATGTGCAAGTACAACTTGATGCCAAGTCGTATCAGTCTTTCAAAGGTTCAAGCAAGGCTGATTTGATTGACAGTGCAAAGCACATTGTGAATGAAATGCCTCATGGTGGGGTAGCCTTTGTTCGTGATGGTGTGAGTGACATGGTATGTACATACCTCAAGAAGAACAGTATCATGGTTGTACGCCGTATGCCGGAATCATCTATGCGTGCGCTTAGTCGAATGAGTGGTGTGGAAATCGCACAGACTCCCGAAGACATTGAGGAAGCCGCCGAGGTTTCAATTACTCGTGAAAGAAAAGATGGCGTTTGGTATCTTTTTGTTGGTGATGGTATTGAAAGCAACGAAGCAACACTGGTGTTGCGTGGTGCTACCTCGCACACACTTGAAGAAGTCGAGCGTGGATTTGATGATGCACTCGGTGTCGTTTCCCTTGTGATGAGCGGAAAGAAGTATGTGATTGGTGGGGGCAACTCATTCGTTCGCATGGCTATGCACTTGCGTCAACACGCCGCACAAATCGGCGGTAGGGCACAGATGGCCATCGAGTCGTTTGCAGATGGCTTAGAGGTCGTCCCTGCTACCATTGCGGAGAATGCTGGACATGACCCACTTGATACCATCCTTGCTATGCGACACGGCATCCTACAGGGTGATGTACACCTTGGCCCCGATGTGACCGAAGGGGGCGTTAAGGACTTGCTTAAGGAGCCTGTCTTTGAGCCATTTGAATTGGTACGCCAAGCGGTGCTTAGTGCGAGTGAAGTGACCAATGCTATTCTTCGTATTGACGATATTGTTGCTCGTCGCCCAAATCAGTGATGAGTATGCTTGTTTGTGTTTTGTGCAATGAACCTTGTATGATTTTAATTGATGGTGATTTTTGCGAGGCGTGTTGGAATGGGCCGTTTGATGGACAGGTTGAAGCAGAAGTGTAAAGTGTGTGGGGCTAACGATATACCCCGTCGCCTTACTGGTCGCTTCATTGATTATGATAGTGAACGAGTGTACCTATTACATTGTAAAGTGTGTGGAGTGTTTTGGCTCGACCCTGCTATCAAGAAGTTGAAACCTTATCGTTTGAAGAATATCTACCTACACCCATCAATGGATGAAGAAGAGTAATCAAATCAACCGTACAAAGGTAGGGTCGGTAGCGTGACTTACTGTACAAACAAAGCGTGCATAACCACCATCGGCATCAGCCGTATCACCTATGGCTGATGTTGTAGAGTTTGTCAATGCAAAGGTGCCGGTATTTGAACCATGAGTGTTTTTTATTTCAATGATGTAACCAGCAGGGAATGGGCCACTTGTAGTAACTGCAAACGACCCACCGGGTGTAAGTACGAGAATGTTCGCATCAGCCGATGTGAGGTCAATGCTCGTGGCTGTGCTGGTCAAAACACGGTCAAACACTGAACGAGTGAAACGAGCGGCGTGAGTGCCACTGTAGTACAACACATCTTTGTCATTGTCACCTGCTGTAGTGCTACTTATTTGGTCACCAAATGATTGCCATAGAGCACCGAAGCGGCTTGCTGTGAAGTTCGCTGTGTCTTGATTGAAAGCATCAAGTTCAGTGTGCAAATCAACGGCTGTGGTAGCCCCTACAGCACCGCTGGTGACAGGAGATAGGTAGAGGGGGGTGGGGCGTACAAACACACGCTTGTCGTTGCTCTCACTGATTGACAGTTTGAGGTCACCACCCGATGCTGAATACACAGCACGAATGACAGCAAGGACGACACTTTGTTTCACATCAAGACCACTTGACTTAGGATTGCTAAGGAAGGCAGAAGGTGTAGTAGGGTATGTGTTCGATGCTGTAGTGACCGGTGTACCCATTTCCCATGTGATACATTGATTGGTTGTGTCGCTTGAAATGTACACTACAATCAATACTTCTTGGCCACTGCTAAGAGCACTGTATGTAGCACGCTTGTGTGCACTACCTGTAGTAAATGCAACATCTTGTGATGAGCCGGGACCACCAGCAAACTTGTACAGCGCACCGTCAAGCACTGCGTGACCGCCTATAATGCGTACAGTGTAAGTGTTGGTCACTTGTTCACAAACACCCGGTAGGTCTTCGGGATTATCACGAATGCTCGCTGTACCTGCTGTGTCTTCTTCCAACATGATACCATTACCATGCACGCCCTCAAGCATGTTTGTGAGCGAAGGGCTGGTGATGTGTTCACCATCTTCTAAACTGTCTGTAAAGACCCCGCTACCAGTCATTGCTGATGCGTGGTTTGCCGCTGTATGTCCCGATAATGGATTGCCTGTCATTGTCCTCTCCCCAATTGTTCTAACATGTAGTTGTATTGTTGCGGGTCTGTTCCAAACCCTTCATGCTGAAATAATTTAGTTTGCTGTGGGTCTTGGTTTAATGAATTAAGATAAGCGAGTGTGTCCCTTGCCGTGGTATAATCACCCATACTTTCCTTCCATTCCCTTGCACTACCACCGTCTTCCCACACATCAAATTGAGGTCTGTATTCCTTAACTCGTTGTGCAAGTTCCGCTAATTCATCGGCAGGTACATTATTGAAATTATCTTTTATGTTAGACATAACTGTACCTTCTTGGAAATCAATTGGCTTTCCGTATTGTCCGATTTTATGGCCTCTAAAAGTACGGAAAGCGGGGTCAAACACCTTTACCCTACCGTCTTGCATACCAACATTTTCACCCTTAGTATCCTCTAAACGAAGCATTTGCATTAATGGAAGTTCCTTTATTCTTTGAACATCCATTTCATTTTGCATATTACCATAGTCACCTTGACCTCTTCTTCCAAACACTTCATCCATTTGGCGTTGCTCAACTGCACCGCCCGATACAGGTGTTTCGGGTACTATGTCTTCACCCATATCAGCAAGAGCCTGTGATAAAGCAAGCGTAGCAAAGCGATTTGCAAACGGGTGTATTTGGTATCTGTGTCCCGGCGAACCAAAAAATCTTGGAACTTTAGTCACGGGTTTTCTTTTATCATCGGGTATTGTGGCTTCCCGAATATACCCTCGTACCTTTCGCTCTTTAAGGACAAGCCAAGCATCATCCATAATGCTCATTATGCCACCTCAATTGCGATTTGAATTTTCAATTCGTTTGCTGTTGATTTAGAAATTGGTGTGATGGTGTATCGACCCACTGGTGTAAAATCGGTACTGTCACGAAATTGAATGTACACTTCTTTTATTTGCTCAGTAAATGAAGTATCATATGGGAGTTTTGCTTCTACCAATAAAGATGTATCATCAACAATCGTCACTGTAGGTGTGAGTGTGATAGCAGGTCTACCAGCAGAACCATCATCGGTAGTTGCTGGTGTACCGTCAAAACCCAAGATAACCTCGTTAATGTTGCTTGCAAGCGTGTCGAGCAAAAGACGGCGCATGAAATCACTAACTGGAATAAATATCCCTCCTTGCTCTTGTTTTATTCACACCAATCGGTAGCCCATTCCCACCAATAAGTCCACGATTGTGTGTACCCTTCACTCCACCGATAAGGTATGCAGTATTAAATACCCCTCTTTCAGTTACCGATGAAACAATTCTCAACTCTACTTTACCAAACATTGCTAAGTTTTGTTCCACCACTTGTACATATGTTGCGGGGTTAGTGTCATTAGCACCAACGGTAGAACCTTCTGCAACACCCTGTAAGATACCCTCGATACCTGTGTCTAAGTTCATCATTGATAAGTCGCTCATGTTTCGCATGGGCATGTGCTTAACCTCAGTAACCACTTTATTGACCCCATCGTACTTTACCGTCATACCGGGGCGAAGAGTGAGTAAATTCAAATGACCAGCACTTGAAATGCTTCCACGGATGAGTGAGCGTGATTTGAGCACTTGGCGTGCTACACGCCGAGCGGCGTTACTTGTGCGAACAGTGTTGTCTACAATAGGCGCACTGTCTTCTCGTACTTCTTCGACCTGTCCTTCTACATCATCAACAGTGACAATAACCAAGTCATTGAGAGCCAGCGGGTGACCTTGTACAGTCACACGGTTTGATATGTTTTCAATTGGATTATCTTGCTTAGGACCGAAGCGTAAGTTCTTGTCAACAGTGTAAGCCGCTTCACTGAATGTAATAGGAATGTATAGTAGGTTACCAAATCGGTCAAGCAAGAGCATACGGCTGTCGTGACGGCCAAGGAATCGTAGAGCAGTCATGAGGTTCATGTTGTTGAAGTCTTGACCTATGAAGCGTGTGCTGTGCTTGCGTGCTGATGAAGTCGTCACATTTTTTGGGCGTGAGATGTTCACACTTGTAGCACCACTGTTAATTGATTCCCCAAGTCGAATAGCCAAGTCAGTGCTACGCAATCCCACATCAACTGGTTGGCCGAGTTTGACTGTACGCCCTGTAAACCCTATACCATCCAGCGTCTTACCCTTCATGTTGCGTAGGTTCATCAACACACCAAATGATGATGATTCGATATTGTGAGGTAGCAATCGTTGACTCGGAGCATCAGCGTTGTAAATGAGCATGGGGTCATTTGTTGTAGAAATTAAATCATCAGCAAAGAAAGGAGCGGAGTTGAGGGAATGGCCCGGAGTATTGTGATGAGATAGTTGAATAAATGATTCACCTTCGACAATGTGATAATTGCGCTCCGGCATCACTTGTAAATTACGAGTGTTTTTCTTTTCAACTGTGACCTTAGCCTTGTTTGCCTTCTGCACGCTAATGCGACCGTGATGAATGGCATTGTCCACGAATACGGGCTTACGCACATGGGTCATGACCTCATCTGCGTCAGTGCTGTACCGACCAGTCCTTGTGTTCTTGAGGACGGTCATTACATGCCCTCCCATATACCGCTTGGTTTAGTCCATACCAATTTATCGGGGTCAAGGTTTGTTTGATGTTGTGCAAACGATTCTTCAAAATCCATTGGTGTTGATTCATACTCATCGGGGTGCATACCAAGTAAAGCAGGTGAAGGGTCTATACCC